GGCTCCGCCACTACGGGTGCGTCACCTACGTCAAGCGCGGTGACAAGTATATCGCAACTGGAACTCCGGAGGGCATCGCCTTCGCCAAAAACATGATGGCTACGGCCACCAGAACATGTGCCGAATGCGGTCGAAAATACCCCTACTATTCCGGCATGAAAGCCTACGACATCTGCTCCAAGGAATGCTACTACAAGCGTTTCGGCACTCCCGAAGAACGACGTGCAAAAAGATTACAGAAGAAGAACTGACAATCATGGTCGAGAAGAAAAGTAAAAGGAAAGGGCGCCACGATGATTTTCAAACTGACTTTAGGCGACTGGGAGTGTGACGGCTACTACGCCAACAAGGATTACTTTTTTCGAAAGCAACTATTCGGCTGAAAGAATCACGGAAGCCTACAAGGCTAGTTGTCGGAAGTATGGCGTCCAATTCAACAGCGCCAAACATGATTACACGGGTCTTGGACGCGAGAATCTTGACCGACGGCGTCTCGTCTGGGCTAGCTATGACGAACCCAGTATGAGTCGGGAGGTCTACCGTCTATTCGTTGAACTCGGGCTGATTCAGGATGACGAACTGTGGCTCGATAAGAATGGACTCTACCATGCGGGGGAAGATAATGTTCTCAAAATCATCATGGGCTTTATCGCGCTTTCCATGCCGGACGATTTCAGTTGCAAGCTGGTGAATATCCCAAGCGTCAACGCTCTGATTCACTATCAATATCAGCTACGGATTGTATTCAATCTAAAAGACGTATTTCGGAAGGAAAGACGGTAGTCGCAATGGCAGAAAAATATGGTGTCGAACTATATGAGGGAATGTGTGTTGAAGCGTTCATTCGTGGATACGTGGATTGGAACCCACTGGTGCTGGGTGATGGCATGAGTATTCGATTTGACGCAACGAATGTCAGAATCTACTTTTACGATGAACCTTCCTATGACAGGGTTGACGGATTGCATGTGAACGTCAACCATGAGGAGCTTCCTGTATTCGAATATGCGGGAATGCCGCCGAGTGAAGCCGCCAAAAAAATATGGAACTGAATAGAGGAGTTAGTAGCAATATGGTTATCAACGGCAGGCTGGATTGCGGATACTGTTCCACTCCTATCACCCGGCTGTACGGTGGAACAATCGGGCAACAGCAGTCGTATCCTTGTCCAAACTGCGGGTGCATGAACTATGTGACGCCTAAAATCACGTATTCGGCTTCCACGTTCGGCTCGCAGGTCAAAGACGCATTGTTGGATTTGATAGAACGACATGGCGGATCCCACTGGGATTGCAACGGGGACGTGGAAAACATTTCCATGCCGTACCGTGGAGTCCACGCCGAATTAAGAACCTATGACGACTACTGTTACGGCATTCTCGATGGACTGCACGTGAATGTTGGTTCCACCAGTATTCCGGTATTGGACTTGAAGGGTTTGACTCCGGAACAGGCGGCTACGCGGATTCTTCTGTGCGTCTTCCGCGAATGTCGAAAACAGAGGGAGGAATCCGTTTGAAAGATGGTGAGATTCGTCCACTGCCGCAGAACGAGTTCTATCAGAGTCCGTTCGACGGGTGTTGGGTCGATTTGGATGAGGAGGAAGTATTTCGACTAATCGACATGCAACGGCAGAGTGGAACTAGGTGCGGTAAAACTAAACCAAAGACGTGTTATACTAGAAGTGTCCACACGAAAGAAATCCAAAGGAGCAATCCATAATGAAACTGCACGTAGATGCGAGAGTCCTCGAAAGCCCCATAGTGTCAGCGTCAAAATATATGGCGTATACGCAGACCCCCAACAAGGACGAAGAACACCGCAAGATGGTTCAAACCATAACGGATAGGGACTTTCCCCAAACTGGACTAACGACCATATAACCCCGGCTTGGATTCTCGAAATAAAAGAAGTCACCCCAATCAAAGAGCTTTTAGGGAAGTGTCGTAATTGAGCTACCACCTAGCCTCATGCCCATTCTGCGGTAAGCCGGTTCGACTCGTCTACAACAATACCGTAAACGGAACATGCTACGGCATCAGCCACAAGCCGGACGAATGTTCCATTCTACCAACCATCTGGGGAGCATCCGACATAAAAGCGGACACCATCGTGCGTTGTTGGAATCAACGGTACGGTGTGGCGAATCTACTCAGAGAAAAAGGCGAAGACGAACTAGCCGACGAAATGGCCTTCCTAGGTTAAAGCCTTAAAAACATATTCCACAAAAAGAAACCAAATCAAAAAGAACAAGAGAGCAAAAAATGAAAACCAACACCAAGACCATGAGAACCATCATGTTCATCTCACTGGCTATCGCAATGGTTCTTATTCCCGCCAACACAGCTACCGCCAACGAGTTCATGCAGAATCGGAAAGAATATGAGACGGCATTGAACCATACAGTCACTCTGACTGCACGTTTGAAACAGGATACGGAAAACGTTCAAAACAAGACCATTGTCACTCGTGACGATGATGACGCTACCCGTATTGCCCGTAAGGCATTGCAATCCCAATTAACGGAAGCGACTAAAATTCACATGTCGCAAAAAGAGAAGGCTACTGTCTTCACCGTTTCATCCCTGACCGACAAGACGGTCGAGTCCAATAATCGCATTCACTCTCTTATCCGTTCCATCGACCGGACGGCCAAATCCGTGGATACCGCCATCGCCTCCCACAAGCTTAATGATATGAGGAAGAAGCTTGCCGATATGGTTGATAAGGGTAAGAGAATTTTGGAATCATCCAACGGCAACGTGGATGATGAAAACAATCGCGATAAACTGTCTGACCTGTTGGAGAAGGCCAAGGATTTGATGGAATCCACGGACGTGCAGACCATGAGCGTGGACGTGTCCGAATTGGATAAGCTAATTAAGAGTGTGTCCGACGATATGAACGCACGTCAGTTCCGTATCGGACAGGAACGTCAGCAGAGCGTGGCGTCCGCGTCCTATTCTCAGTCGTCCAACATCACAAGCGGAAACTATACGCCTACCCGTTCCAACTATGGTTCCTACACTCCAACCCAGTCCACTCCGCGCGGCTACTACAGTTCCATGTCCTGCGATTTGACTTCTGCCGCAGACCACTGCCAAGGCGCGGTTGACGGCGGCGGCATCGTGGACTTGAACTATGGCAACGGACACGTGTATGCGCAACACAACAATACGGGTGGCGCATGGATTAACAATCTGCAAGCGGGTCAGACGTTCACCATGAACGGCTCCACCTATCGGGTTAACGGACAGAGCGTTCAGGGTGCCCAGTATGCTCCCGGCTCCGGCGATTGGATGCAGACTTGCAATGGGAATGGCAATCATCTTGTCGGTATCACGAAGATAAGCTGAACAAGGAAACGAATGGCGGTAATGATTGCCATGTTCGCCGGTTCTAACTCTTGGAACAGTTAGTCCCACATATAAGTATCGAACCTTGGAATAGATTACCCTCTAAGAAGAGTCCGGTAGGTGTTTTGCGGATTTTGAGCACCAGCCGGACTCTTTCTTTTTGTCAGTTGGCCTCTGTCTTTCTAAATCTATTACTGTCACCTAATGGCGGGACACTTGTTTTGTGTAGGTTGCAACAATCGTATGGGTTCGGGTCGGAATGGTGGTTTCAGTATTCGTATGCTTCGCTTTCGTCCTCGCAGACGGTTACTTCCTTGAATTCTTTGGTTTTCAACGTTTTGCCCCTTTCGTTTGTTGGAGGTTTTTGTATTTTCCACGGCATTGAGGGGCGTTTGTGTTTTTATGGTTTTGCGGGATTTTGCTTCTTTCTCACAACGTGATATAGTGGAATCGTTCACACAAACAAGCTAGGAGTGAAAATGAGCGACAAGCAGGAAACCATCGAAATCCTCGTCATCAAGCAGGACGAGAAACCCATTCGCAAAACCATCCCCAACACCCTCGAAGCGAAACAGCATGAGGTAGGCGGCTACATCGAACCATTCGGACTCAAAAACGGGGCGACCATCTACTGCAACGAAGAAGGCAAACTCGGCAGGTGGACACTCAACCGCGCAATCCGCGCCTACGACCTCGAAGACGTGTCCGATTCGCAAATCGTGGAAATGATGGCGGGCACGTTCTTCATTTCAGGGTTCGACCCTGAAAGCGGAGAGGACGCCAGTCTTACGGAGGAACAGTTCGACCACTGGGACAAGCGGTTCCACTCGCCGGAAATCCTCGTGCAGAACGCCAATAATGAGCTGTTGGCCGTTCCTGTTCCCATCAAGTAGTTCGTAATTCTAGGGGATAGGGGACAATCCTATCCCCTTAACTTTTTCAAGGAAAAGACAATGACCAAATACTTTACTTCCGATACCCACTTCGCCCACCCGTTCGTGGCCGCATTACGGGGATATGCGAAAACTGGATTCACGTCGGACAACACCATCAAACAACAGGCCAACGAAGCCCACATGCAGGTCAAGGACTGCGTCAACTGGTACCAGCATGACATTGACGTGACCGACCACATCAACGAAATGGTAGGGGAGAACGACGAACTCTACATTCTGGGCGACCTATGCAGCGGAGGCGCGTGGAGTCTTCAACAGGCCATCATGCATGTCAAAAGCTTGCGCTGTCCTCGCAATAACCGGCATCTGATTCTCGGCAACCATGACGACGTGCTGTACGGGAAGAGCAAGGGCTTTAAGGAGCTGACCGAAGCGTTCGGTGAAATCGGGCGTATCGGCATGACGGACATCACGGACGGCGAAACCGTCATGCCCGTGTTTCTCTGCCACTTCCAATGGCGTGGGGACTTCGACCTTCCCGCTTTGGATGGGGTGGCGGCTAATTGGGCAAAGCCGGAGCTTAGACAGTATGCCATTCCGCAAGTGGGGGAGGATATGCGGTTGTTGCACGGTCATACCCATGCGGGCATGCCGCACGAGTTCGAGAATCGTAACGAAATCAACGTGGGATTGGATGCTTGGGGCATGAGTCCGGTATCCGAGGTTGAACTGGTCCGCATGTTCCGGGAGGGATGAGCCTGAGTGTTTTCGAGACGCCCGTCTTTTCGCCATGGATTGGCGGGCGTTTTTTGTTTGTGTTACGTTTTGCTTTTTGCCCAAACATCAGCTATACTGGAACTGTTCACACAAACACGTCTTAGATTAAAGGAGAAAAATGAACAGCTACCAGAAGCAATACGCAGACGCTTTACGTATGGCGATTAAACGCAAGACGAAAAAGGATGCCGACGAATGGCTCGACCAGCAGAAGGTGCCCGACGGAAAGACGCGAATCGCCATGAAAAAAGCGTACATCGAAGGCTGTCTCTCCAATCTGACAGACGAATCCATAGTTTCCCTCTACGAGATTATGGATAGCATCTACATGTCTGACCGGACGGAATGCCGTGGGGAAGAATCCACCGAGGAAATACTGGAAAAACTGTACGACGTTCAGATTAAATAACTCAGACAGACAGAACGAAAGAAAAGAATACAATGACCACTTTGACTATTCTTAGAGGATTGCCCGGCTCGGGAAAGAGCACTTGGGCGCGGAAGCATGTCGATTCGAATACGGTAATCGTCAGCTTGGACGGTTTGCGTGAAATGATGGCGGGAGGCCGTCAGGCATGGCATGAAACCATGAATCCACAGTTGAACAGGATTCTCGTCCGTCAGGCGCATGCCATCATCAGCGACCTGCTCGCCAAAGGTGTGAATGTCATCAGCGACTCGCAGCATGTCAACCCGCGTTTCTGCGTGGACGAGGTGCAGATTGCCGTCCGCCACAAGGCGCATGTTGAGACTTTCACATTCAACACGCCGTTGGACGTTCTGCTGGAACGCAACCAGACCCGTCCGGAAAACGACCGTGTGCCGGAGGAATATCTGCGCACCCAGTATGAGACTTGGCATGAAAACCTTGACCATGAAAGCCGTTGGGTCAACATCCATGTAAGGAAGGTTGACGGAACCTACCATATGAATCCGTCCGGAGACCTCGCACTGGTGGACGTGGGATTGCTGTGGAACGACAAGACCCGTGTTCCCGACAATGCCGAGTTTGGTTATACCGCCGTACCGGCAAAGGGGCGTGATTTGACCGGTGTCATCCAGTTGGATATGCCGCCGCTCAAAGACGGTAGGAAGTGGACTCTCGACCGTTACTCGAAGTGGTTGGAACAGGGCGCACATAAGACCAATGACGGGTTTGCCGACTTCTCCACGGATGGGAGGAACCTGCTCGAACTCATGCGAGATTCCGATAACGTAAACGTCCGCCCGGTCAAGGGCGAGAACGACGTATACGCTTGCAATTTCAGCCGTGACGCGTTCAGGAACCAGCGTTGGGACGAATATTCCAGCAAGGCACGCGGCCTGTTCCTCGACGGGAACGGCAATGTCGTGGCACGCGGCTTCGAGAAGTTCTTCAACCTCGGGGAGAACGAGCAGACCACCCGCGAGAACATCGACAAGCGTCTCAAGTTCCCAGTGCGCGTGGAACGCAAGGAGAACGGGTTCCTCGGCTTGGTGTCCGCACGCGGAGGCGGTTCGTGGCGTTTCTGGTCGAAGAGCGGACAGACCGACTACTCGTATCTCATCCAACGGCTCTTCAAGGAGACGTTGGACATCGGTCAGGAACAGGCGTTGTGGAACATCGCCCATGATGCCAACGTGACGTTGGCATTCGAGGTCATCGACCAAGAGTCCGACCGTCACATCATCAAGTATGATACGTCACGGCTCGTGTTCCTGCACGCCATCAAAAACACGGTGGACTTCCATATCGACCATGACGCCGACAAGCTGATTGACATGGACGGGTTCTTCGACCGACCGGAAGTATTGGCCGTCTTCCACTCCGACAAGGAGCGGGAGGAACTGTGGAGCATGTTGGACGAGGAACGTCATGATTCCACACGTGAGGGCGTTGTGGTGTATGACGCCGACGGGTACATGTTCAAATTGAAGTCGGACTATTATCTTGAGGTCAAGAGTCTTCGCAACCTGTTGGAACGTGCCATCCTGCACGATAGGCCGATTCCCGCCGACGACCATTCAGAACGTGCGGAACTGGCACGTTGGGTGCTGTTCCATGCGAACATGAATCGTCTTGTCTACACGCGGAAGGCGTTCAATGAGCGTGGAGTGGACATGGAGTATGTCGGTGACTTGCTGAGTCGGGGATGTATGCTGTAGCCCCCCGCCGATTCGGAGGACTTAACAAGATTGTTTAAAGGACAAAATCTATGACACCGAAAGAAGCTAAAAACTATGTTTCCGGAACATTGGAACGCGACCAGCCATATGAGAGACTGTTACGACAAGTCGTACTGGAAGGCGAGCTGACTCACGACCGTACCGGAGTGGGAACGTTGTCCACGTTCGGCACGCGTATGGAATTCAACCTGCAAGACGGTTTTCCACTCGTAACCACGAAAAAAGTGTTCCTGCGTGGCATCATCGCGGAACTGTTGTGGTTCATTGCCGGAGACAACAAGGTCAGCACTCTACAAAAGCAGAATGTCCACATCTGGGATGAATGGGTGTTGCCGGACGGAACCATTGGCAAAGGGTATCCCATCCAATGGCGTTCATGGCCTAAAGCCGACGGCACCACGGTAGACCAATTGTCAAACGCGCTTGACCTTATCCGGCATAACCCGTCCAGCCGTCGAATCATCGTATCCGCATGGAACGCGGGAGAATTGGACGAAATGGCATTACCGCCATGCCATGCCCTGTTCCAATTCCATGTGCGCGGAGATGGTTTTCTGGATTGCCAACTGTATCAGCGTTCGGCCGACATGTTCCTTGGAGTGCCGTTCAACATCGCCTCCTACTCGCTGTTGACTATGATGATGGCCCAACAGGCCGGATTGGAGCCGGGACGGTTCATCTGGGTCGGCGGCGACACGCACGTGTATCTGAACCATCTGGAACAGGTGTGCGAACAATTGTCGCG